ATTGCCGTAAATTGCGGCTATGTGTTGAAAATGGGTCCGTTGGCCTATTACGACAAAGAGAAATTTCCAACGGGACCGTGGTGCAAAGAAGGACAATGGGTCGTTTTTGCACGATACGCAGGATCGAGACTTCCTATCGAAGATGGAGAAGTTAGAATTCTAAACGACGATGAAGTATTAGGAACGATATCCGATCCAGAAGCAATACTTCATCATATTTAAACATAGGAGGAACTATGCCAACAGAGCAAACAAAAAAAGAAGAAGAAAAAACAGTTGATATTGATTCTTCAGGACCTGATACTGAAGTCGAAATTAAAGACGACAAAGAAAAGGAACCAGAAGTAATCGAAACACCTGTCGAGCCGGAAAAACCGGTTGAAGAGAAACAAGAAGCAAGTGACGAGAAACAAGAAACTAAAGAAGAAAAACCCGTCGAAGAAAAAGACGACAAGAAACAAGAACTAGAACAGTACAGCGAAGGTGTTCAGAAAAGAATAGCTAAGCTGACTAAAAAATGGCGAGAAGCGGAAAGACAAAAAGAAGCCGCTATTGATTTCGCTAAAGGTGTTCAAGCAGAACATTCTGAGTTAAGAAATAGATATTCTAAACTAGAACCTAATTATGTAAAAGCTCTAGAAAATAGAGTTACTGCTGGATTAGAAGCTGCTAAAGCTAAACTTGCTACAGCAAGAGAAGCGGGTGATATTAATGCTGAAGTTGATGCACAAAAAGCAATTGCTCAACTAGGTGTTGAAGAAACTAGATTAACAGCTTTAAAAGAACGACAGTCTCAGGATAAAGAAAGTGAAGTTAAAACACCTTCTTTAAAAGATGCTGTCGCTGGTAAAACACCAGCACCAGATCCAAAAGCTGAAGCATGGGCTGAAAAGAACGAATGGTTCGGAAAAGACAGTGCTATGACTTATACAGCTTTTGATTACCATAAAAAGCTAACTGAACAAGAAGGTTTCGACCCTAACTCAGAAGAATATTATGCAGAAATAGATAAGCGAATGCGTATTGACTTTCCACATAAATTTGGTAATACTACGTCTCAGGAATCGACTAAACCTACACAAAGAGTAGCGTCAGCGACGCGAAGTGTAAAACCTGGTCGCAAATCTGTGAGACTCACATCATCACAGGTAGCCATCGCTAAAAAATTAGGTGTGCCACTTGAAGAATATGCGAAACAATTAAAAATCACGAAGGAGGCATAAGCATATGAAAAACGAAAACATAAAAACTTCCCGTGCGAGTCAGACTAGGGCTAAAACAGAGAAACCCAAAGTATGGACTCCACCATCATCTTTAGATGCACCCCCTGCACCGGCAGGATTCCATCACAGATGGATAAGGGCTGAAAGCATGGGCTTTGATGATACAAAGAACATGTCAGGTAAAATAAGATCAGGATACGAGCTTGTAAGAGCTGATGAATATCCAGATACTGATTATCCAACAGTCCTAGACGGTAAATACAAGGGAGTGATCGGAGTTGGCGGCCTTTTGCTGGCAAGGATACCAGAAGAGATTGTTAAATCGCGCGAGGAATATTATAATAATATGACTCGAGACGCAGACGCCGCGATCGAACAAGACCTCATGAAGGAACAGCACCCAGGAATGCCAATCAATGCTGAGAGGCAAACCCGTGTAACCTTCGGTGGAACTAAGAAGAACTAATTTTTTAGCGATTCCTACTCCAACGAAAATTTAAAAATAAATATGTAAATTGCGGATAGCAGTTTACAAAAGGAGAAAAAATGGCAAATCAAGACGCAGCTTTTGGTTTTAGACCTACGAGACATCTCACAGGTGGACAAATCAGAACTGAAGAATATAAAATAGCCGCAAACTACAATACAGTGATCTACACTGGACAAGTAGTTGAGGCTGTTACAGCTGGTGGAATCGAAGCAGCAGCGGCCGCAGATGTTCAACAATTGGGCATTTTCGGTGGCGTGTTTTACACAGATCCCACTACAAGTAAACCAACATGGAGCGCTTATTATCCAGCAAGCACTAATGCTTCTGATCTTAAAGCATCCGTATATGCCGACCCTTACATTGTTTTTGAAGCACAGCACGATGGAACTGGAACAGCAGCTATGAATCATTCAGCAATGGATTTCGTAGGAACTGGTGGAAGTACATCAACTGGTCAATCAACTTCAGAATTAGATACTTCTGAAGCAGCGACTGACAACGGCTTCAAACAAATCGGGATCTCAGAAGATCCAGAAAACAGCGATACAAGTGCAGCTAACGCTAACGCGTATTGTGTGTTTAATGTCGGCGAGCACGTGTTTAAAGTAGACACGGCTTTAGCATAATAGGAGAATAGGAGAATAAATTATGGCTATATCACGATCACAACTAGTTAAAGAACTAGAGCCAGGATTGAATGCACTATTCGGCCTGGAATACAAAAACTATGCTAACGAGCATGCAGAAATTTTCGATTCAGAAAATTCAGACAGAGCTTTCGAAGAGGAAGTTATGTTATCTGGATTCGGAAATGCAACTGTAAAACCTGAAGGTCAAAGTGTTAACTACGATGCAGCACAAGAAACTTTCACGGCTCGTTACACTCACGAAACGCTTGCTTTAGCGTTCTCAATCACTGAAGAAGCGATTGAAGATAACTTGTATGATAGACTTGCGTCTAGATACACAAAAGCATTAGCTAGATCTATGGCTAACGCGAAACAAGTTAAAGCAGCAAACGTTCTTAACAGAGCGTTCAACAGTTCATACACTGGCGGCGATGGCTTAGAACTTTGTTCTACAGCTCATACAATCGTTGCAGGGACTTTCAAAAACGAGCTTTCAACAGCTGCGGATTTGAACGAAACTTCATTAGAACAAGCACTGATAGATATCGGTGTAATGAAGGACGAAAGAGGTCTTAAAATTGCAGCAAAAGGAGTAAAAATGATTATTCCTAATGACTTGCAGTTTGTTGCAGAGAGATTGTTAAAATCTCCAGGAAGAACTGGAACAGCTGACAATGATATCAATGCAGCTAAGAATATGGGGATGATTCCTCAAGGTTATGTGGTAAATCACTACTTAACTGATTCTGATGCATTTTTCATCAAAACTGATGTTCCTAATGGACTTAAACATTTCGTTAGAGCACCTATCAAAACTGCCATGGAAGGCGATTTTGAAACAGGAAACGTTAGATACAAAGCTAGAGAAAGATACAGCTTCGGCTGGTCTGACCCTAGAGGTATCTTCGGATCACCTGGTGCGTAATCTAAATTAAACAATTAGGGGCCGCCTCAAAACGGCCCCTTTTTTATTGAATACAGTAAGAATTATGATAAAAGATTTTTTAGTGACAATAATTGCTCATGGGTACCGTACAAAGTTCCCCATTAAAGCTGAAGATTCCCCAGAATCTATAGAACAATCTATAGTTGACAAATTGGGAGAAAAAAGTATAAAGTGGGAACAATCGGGATTTTTTGATAAATCTCGAAAATGGATAACCTATGAGGAGGTTATAAATGACCCAAGATCTGTACAAACAGAAAAAATCCTTGGAGTTGAGTTGGGAGCAAGAGTATAACCAACATGGTAGATACACTCTCAATATGGTCAGAATTGATAATAAAATTAAAGAAATTATCAATGAGATCAAATTAGAAGAAGCTAAGATTGCTGATAGAGAAAATTCTATCACAAGTTCAGCTCCAGAAGTGTCGATAGCCACTTAAACAAAAAGCTATATCACTGAATTAAAGTTTCAATACGTAATTCCTTGCACTCGGCTAAAATATAGCGTATAAAAAACACACTATACAATTATAAAAGAATACTAACGCGGTATAGTCGACGGCCTAGAGATAGTATTCACACACAACTAGGAGGATTATAATTATGGCAACAACTACATTTAATGGAACAGTCCGTTCGGACGGTGACATTAAGGCAACAACTAAAAACACAACTACTGGAGCTTTTGTTGACTACGCAGTTATCAAAGCTGCTGGTGGTATGGAAATAGAAAAAGTTGCAAGCACTGGAAACAACATTGTAGCAGCAGGTACTTCAACAGGTACTAACAATGCAAGTTTAGGTACAGCAGCAACTATTTTCAAAATAACACCTAATGATCACGGAACAGGAATTGCTGATGATGCAATTAACACATTCGTGAATAAAGTTGGTGGTCTTATTTACACGACTATTCTAATCGATCTACATGGTGGATTAGCTAGTGGTGGAGCAGCTAATGATATTATTGGTACTGATGGTGGAACAGCTAATGCTTACATTGCAGAACTAACAACTGGAGTTAATGGAATTCCTTTTGAAATAGAAATGGCGTGCTTAGAAGTACCAACAGGTGGAGACCCAGATATTAATTTAGTATGTGGTGCTACAGCAACTGATGCAGAAAATGCAGCAGTATCTAGTGGAACAGTATTACTTAATAATGGTGACTTAACTTTAGGTATGTATGTTTCTGCTGATGGTGGAGCAACACTTGCAGCATTAACTAAAAAATATCTTTACTTGACTACTGGAGATGCTACTGAAGCAGCTTACACAGCAGGTAAATTAGTTATTAAAATCACTGGCGCAGCTTTTGATTACAATAACGGCTAATAAGTAAAAACTTAAATTAGAGCGGGGCTTCGGCCCCGTTCTCTAACAGGAGGAAAACATGGCAGACGCAGTATCAAGTCAAACAATAGTAGATACAGACAAAAGAGTTGTAATGAAATTTACAAATCTTTCTGATGGTGAAGGTGAATCAGCAGTAAAGAAAGTAGATGTTTCAGCTTTAAATTCTCACCCAGACGGTACCGCTTGTTCACGAGCGATAATTGATCAAATATGGTATGATGTTGGTGGAATGAGACTTACCATCGATTTTGATGCAAGCACTAATGTTCCAGCTTTAGTTTTAGGTGGAAGTGCAGCAGCAGGTAATGTTCAAGGACATATGGACTTTAGATCTTTTGGCGGTATTAAAAATAACGCTGGTGGTGGAATTACTGGTGATATTGACTTCACAACTAGTGGACACACCAATCTAGATCATTATACAATTATTCTAGAGATGCGAAAATCGTATTAGAAGGGTAACGCATGGCGAATACTACTTCTGGTACAGTCACTTTTGATAAAACATTTGCTGTTGATGATATTATATCTGAAGCATATGAACGAATTGGTTTACAAGTCACAAGTGGTTATCAATTAAAAACAGCAAGACGTTCTTTAAATGTAATGTTTCAAGAATGGGGCAATAGAGGTTTGCACTACTGGGAAGTAGGCGACACTAATATTGATTTGGTTGAAGGTCAGGCTGAATACACTTTCTATAGAGCTAGTTCAGATGGAACTTCTTCTACTACAAATGGTGGAACAAGTGGATCTTCTAC